AGACAGTATTGAAGGGAGCTTATTCAATATCGGGCAGATATACGAGCAAATACAATACAACGACGACCTATTCCCTAATCCAGTCGTTAGAGGTAACTTTGTATGGCAGAATGGACAAAAGGACACAGAGGTTTCATTTAAGCCCGATCCGAACGGCAGGTTTAAGGTTGCCTGGATGCCCCCAAACGAGTTAAGAAATGTCAGACTGGAAACAAACGGACAACTGGTCGCGCCTCATGGTCATATTGGCACTGGCGGTGTGGATAGCTACGATCTCGACGCTACTGTGGATGGCCGAGGATCCAAAGGTGCGCTCCATCTTTACAACAAGTTCAATATGGAGGTACCTGCTAATATGTTTGTTGTTGAGTACGCTTCCCGTCCGCCACTGGCTAAAATCTTTTATGAGGACGTCCTTATGGCGGCGTTCTTCTACGGGTATCCTATTCTGATAGAGAACAACAAGTACGGGATAGCAAGGTACTTTGAGGACAGGGGTTATGACGGGTATCTTATGGCTCGTCCAGATCACCTAAAAACCCCAGCTCACACCTCGAAAGTCAAGACCAAGGGAATTCCATCCAACTCGGTAGACATCATTCAGTCTCACGCTCACGCTATTGAGGCGTATATACACTCTCACGTAGGAATAAACAGAGAAACTGGGGAGATGGGTAGCATGTACTTTAACAGCACTCTTGAGGACTGGATCGGGTACGACATAAACAACAGAACTAAATACGACCTTACTATTAGCTCAGGTCTTGCTCTTTTAGCGGCTCAAAAAGTAAAACCTATAAAACAGCCGACCAACTTCAACGAGAAGCGGTTCTTTCGCAGATATAAAGGTATTCAGCGGATTTAATATATTTGCATTTTAGACAACGTGGCTTAAATGCAGGATACCAGCAAAGTATACTCCTCTAACTTCCCAGACCCGCTGCTTCCTAAGGATAAAAAGGAGCAGAAGGAGTACGGTTTGCGGTATGCCAAGGCCATAGAAGCACAATGGGGAAATGCCGACAATTCAAACTCCATTTTCCGAAAGAGAAATAAGATCTTTGATCGAAACAGAGAGTACGCCAATGGCACTCAGGATACTACGATTTATAAGCAAATCCTTACGTCTCTTGACCCTAACAATGGTGATGGTAGTCTTGTTAATCTTGACTTTACCGCCGTTCCTATTCTCTCAAAGTTTGCGCGTATTGTCGTCAATAAGATTCTCTCTAAGAAGCCGTACCCAAACCTCGAAGCCGTAGACCCTATCTCTCAGTCTGAGAAGAACAGAGAGAAGAAGTCTATGGAAAACCAGATCAAGAACAGACAGGACTTGATCGAATTGAAGCAGATGACGGGTGGCGCTCAAATGGGTGGTGTTGACCCAGAGCAGCTTCCTGAGACCACAGAGGAGATGGAGATGCTGTTTGACACAAACGTCAGAACAGCAGCAGAGATGGCGGCCCAGATCGGGGCGCACATGACATTGGAGTGGAATGACTACGTGGATGGCACGTACCGTAGGTGTGTAAACGACCTTGTTTCTGTCGGTATGGCTGTCACTCGCAGAGTCAACGACCCTAGCTACGGCATCTCCTTGGAGTATGTAGACCCTGGGATGTTCATCCACAGCTTTACCGAGGACCCCAACTTTGAGGACCTGGTTTACGCAGGCCACATTAGAAAGATTCCGATCTCTGAGCTCAAGCGGATGGCGGGGGAGTCCTTGTCTGAGGACGATCTGAAGAAGGTTCAGAAGGTAGCCAAGCAGAACAAAAATGACGTTTGGACTAACCCGAACTCTACGTATTACGACGAGTTCACCAATAAGCATACGAACGGCTACGAAGAGTACATGGTGACCATAATGGACTTTGAGTTCATATCCACGGACACTATGAACTACGAAGAGAAAGAGAACCGATTCGGAAACACTAACTTCTTCTATAAGGGGTTCGGAAACAAAGAGAAGAAATACATGGGTGGGGTCTTTGAAAGAGTCCCGCACCGCATGGATATAGAGAACGTCTACTGCGGAACCTACATCATGGGCACAGACGTAATCTTCAATTATGGATTGAAGGCCAATATGCCCAGAAACATTCATGACCTCAGCAAGACCAGGCTGTCTTACTCTGTTGTTGCCACAAACATGCGGAATATGATACCGAAGTCCATGGTGGATGGGTGTATTGGTTTTGCAGACATGCTTCAGATTACCCACCTGAAGTTGCAGCAGGCTATCGCTAAGGCAAAGCCTGATGGACTGGTGATCGACATTGAGGGATTGGAGAATGTCCAGCTTGGTCAGGGTGGTGAGCTGCAGCCTTTGGAGCTTCATGACATCTACGAACAGACTGGTGTATTCTACTACAGAAGTAAAAACCCTGAGGGAGGATTCCAAAACCCGCCTGTTAGAGAGATTAACAACAGCATTAGAAACATCAATGAGCTGATTGGGCTGTACAACCATTATCTCCGCATGATTCGTGATGCTACTGGCATTAACGAGGTCATGGATGCTACCACGCCGAAAGGAGAAGACTTGGTTGGTGTTAGAGAGCAGGCCTTGGCCGCAGGAAACAACGCGATATACGATATCACCAACTCCTCTATGGTTCTGTTCAAGAAGGTTACTCAGGACATTGTTAAGTGCCTTCAGATACTTCCGAAAGGAAGCCCCGTTTACGAAGCGTATGAGCGTGCTATCGGCGAGGAGGCGGTTGATGTTCTCTCTTCGTTCTCTGAGCTCCCCATGTACAACTTTGGTGTTACGGTGCAGAAGGACATGGAGGATGCGGAAAAGGCCTATCTGGAGCAGAACATACAAATGTCTATAGCTCAGAAAGAGCTAGACATTGAGGACGCTATACTCCTTCGAAACATGAAGGATATTACGCAGGCAGAGCGAATGCTTGTGATACGCAGAAACAAGCGTATCAAGAGAAATCAGGAGATTGCTCAGCAAAACTCTCAGATGCAGATGCAGCAGGCTGCACAGGCCGCTCAGGTTAAGACTCAGGGGACGGTTCAGGAGATTCAAGCCAAGGGACAGGTCGATGTCCAGGAGATGCAACTCAAGTATCAGCTTGAGATGCAGCTTGAGCAACTGAAGCATCAGCACAGAAGAGAAATCGAAATGATCCGCGCTCAGGCCACCCTCGGATTTAAAGAGGAGGAGCAGAACTTCAAGGAAAAGCTTGAGGTGCTCAAGGAAACTAAGAAAGACGAACGCGCCGAAGCCCAGGCTGCGAACCAAGAGAAAGCTATGGTTCAGAAAGCAGTCATGGATCAGGCTATGCAACAACAACAGCAACAACCAGATGGCGAACAAGGTCAACTTTGATACAGCTCAGAAGCTGGACATTACGTGTCGGCGGGGTGATTCTTTTTCCCTGACCCTGACAATTAAGAACTCTGATGGGGACCTACAGGACCTGACGAGTGATCAGTTCGCTATGCAGGTTAGAGACAAGGCAAACAGCGATGGTCTTACGGGGTTGATATTGTCTACGGACCCCAGCCAGAGCAACGAGTACAATGACGACACTGCAGACGGACCAGCGCTGGCCTCTCCCGTTGATATATCGTTTAGTGACCCAACACCTCAGAAGTTCACCTTAAATCGGGGCACCTCGGCGACAAGTGGTGCAGACTATGGGACACTGACGATCACTGCGGCTGCCGACGCTATGCGAAAAGTTCCCTCTGGCAGGTACGTTTACGATCTTCAGAGATACGACAGCACTAACGCAACCCATAAGACCCTTGTTACTGGGTCGTTTACAATTAAGGAGGATATAACTGAAGCTAAAGTATCTACTGAGTAATGTCTGAAATAATAGTCTCTGGTGGAGATGGGGTCACCCTATCCGTAGACGGGGCTATTTCTCAGTCTATCACAGTAGGGTCTCCGCAATTAACAAACGTTGTCACAGTAACAAACAACGGGGACACCCTCACTGTTACTACTACTGAGGCGAACACCCTTTCTATTTCCGATAACTCTGATGTTGCATCTGTTGTAATATCTGAGGAGCTTCCTATACAGCTAGATATTGTACAGGGCGGAATCAGGGGAGAAAGAGGCCCTCAGGGTGAACCTGGCCCTACTGGTAGCGCTGGAGCTACGGGTAGTGCAGGAACTACATATACGCCTGCTGTTACGGTTAATGGCTTGGCCGCTGGTTCCGACCCGACTGCAAGCGTTACGGTAGAGGGGTCTATAGCAACTTTTTCTTTCTCTATACCTGAGGGGGAGAAGGGTGCTACTGGAACTGGAATAAACATACTTGGCTCTCTTGCTGGAACTGCAAATTTGCCCACAGAAGGCACTGCAGGGGATGCTTATCTTATATCTGGAGACCTGTATGTATATGTTGGTTCTGGAGGAAGTGAAGGGGAGTGGGACGATGTAGGAAATATACAGGGCCCTCAAGGAATCCAAGGCACTGCGGGAACGGCAGGTACGGCAGGTACGGCAGGTACGGCAGGTACGGCCTTTAGCCCAGTAGTGATAGTGAATACGCTTGAGGCGGGGGCTGTAGCTACGGGAACTGTTACATCTAGTGCGGAAGAAGGCGTAGCTACGTATACGTTTGGTATACCTCGCGGCGCGGACGGGCTGAACGGAGCCCCTGGCGCTACTGGAGAAACAGGTGCCACGGGTAGCGCAGGAACCACGTACACCCCTGTTATAGGTGTTGTCACCACAACGTCTGTCGGGGTGCCAGCCTCAGCTACGGTGAGTGTCTCTGGGCCCACGGCCACGTTTGGGTTTGTCATTCCGAAGGGACAGGACGGCCAGAATGGGGAGAACGGGGAGCCTGGACCCCCAGGTCCGCCACCAGCAGTAGGGGAGTCTACCGTAGAGACCCTTGCACCAGGCGCCGTGGCTACGGTTCAGACTACATATAATTCACCTACTGCTACATTCGAGTTCGGGATACCTAGAGGTGCCACGGGTAGTGCAGGTACGACCTACGTCCCTGTTATTGGGAATGTATCGACCCTGGCCCCCGATCAATCGGCAACCGCTAGTGTCGTTGTAAGCGGACCTACGGCTACGTTTAACTTCGAGATACCGAGGGGTGCTACTGGTAACGATGGGACAGGTAGTGGGACAGGTGCTGCTGAAACCCTCGATAGCGCAATTACCATATTTGTTCCTGACGCTGCCGATGAGTTCATCTTCGGTAAGTTCAAGCACAATCAGACCATAGAGGTTGGGGATGGGAACAAGACGGCACTGGACATTATCAAGGAGGCACTCTTTGCGTACTCCACGTTCAATTCCCCGACAGTATCCTACAGCCCGTCATCTTCGCCATCAGGACAGAACAACTTTGAGGTAGACCTTACAATCACCATAAACAACGCCAACTATGCGGCTGGTGTGACTGGTGTAGCTAAGGTGTACTTAGATGACGGAGATGACTTCGCCCCTGTTGGGTCTAACATAAATGTTACAGCCACAGCTGGGGATCAGGTGTTTACTCGCACAGTAAACGTCGTAGATATAGCTTCTAACAATCACATATTCAAGGTTGGGGTGACGTGGAGTGAAGGGGACACAGAAGAGAAGTTTTCTGACAGCAAGACCTTCTCCCCTGCAGCGGAGGGATACAGCCCTGTTATTACATTGGGTCACGACCAGGACGACCTTCTGCTTAGTGCGGCAAGTACGGATGTCGTTATGACGGTTTCGGGGACAAATGCCAACCCAAACTACGCTATCGGGGCCACCGTGGAGGTCAGGCTTATGAAGTCAGTAAATGGGGGTGAGTACACGCCTGTGGGGAGTGCAATAACTGGGATAGCAACTCAAAACGTATCCCAAGCTTTTCCGACCGAGGCCGTCGACTTGTCTAATGCTGGAAACACTGGAGACACAAAATACAAGGCTCAGATAAGACAGATTTATAACGGTACCTCAATTTGGTTCGACAGTAACACGCTAGTATTCGAACCAGACTACCAACCGATTACAGTAGCCACCCTTTCTGGTAGCCCCGCTCCAGCTTCTTTTACGCCACCTTCAGGGACTGTGACTTTTACTGCAGGTTGGGAAAACCCAAACAGCATATTTGGCGCTAATGTGGGCCTCACTATACTGAGGTATGAGGTTAATTCATCTGGGGGGTACTTTTTTGAAGGCTCAACCTCCTTGGGTAACTCTACAGCAGCTACTGGTTCGATAGATGAGCCGATTCTTGTAGATCTAACTGGGGGTATATCGAGGAAATATAGGCTTAGAGTCAACCCTGGTCCAGATGGGCTTTCTAATAAGTTGTCTAGTTATGTTGAATACGAGGCTGACGTTCAAAATGTTACTGCCACCCTAAACGTTACTCCGTCCTCAGCTCCAGCTAACGATCTGATATATGATATAACGGCCCTCTCTGTAGATATTACAAATCCAAACACGGGTTATGGTCAGTCGGTCTCTGTTACTTGTACTCTAGAGGTAAGTGATGATGGTGTCAACTGGGTGCTTGATCAGACCCTTGGGTCGTATACATCTTTTCTATCAAGTGAAAGCATTTCTAGCTTTACTTTGCCTACCATTGATCACACAGATTATAAGTACTACAGGATAAAGGCTGTTGTAAACCCATCAAACACGACGGTAAACAATCAGGACGATATTGTTCTCACGAACGATTTTACATCTACTGTTTCTCCATGGAGCGGAACTGTTACTCTTACGGGCAGCCCAAGCCCTTCACAAGTCCCTTATAACAGTTCAGTAAACGTAGACCTTACCGCAACGTTTACCTATGGTAACGCTGGAATACCTGACGCCGAGGCGAATGTGCTTCTGTTTTCTGGTACTAACGGATTCTTTTTTTTGCCAACAGGAGATGATGCCTTTACGTCAGACTCTTCTGCTTCTGTAACATTTGCCAATATCCCCGCTAACATTAATTCTGTTGGCGCTAAAACGTACTTTAAGGTTGTGGTTACTGACAGCCCAGCTGGTTCAGGGGGTACTAGCGAATCTAATGTGCTTTTGTACGAGTATAACCCGTACATTCCGTCTGAGATATTTAGCCCAAGCGATGTTGCTGGACCGCCGTCTATATACAGAAACGGACAGAATACCCCTCTGGCTACGCGGTTTGTTTTTGATGGTGACTCAGAGATATCGTTTAGGATTAAAAAAAATACAGCGTCCGTAGATCTAGATCAGGTCGTTGTGTTTAGGACGATAAATGGATCGTCAGAAACTATTGTTTACAGCTCTGACATAAGCGCCGAGCTGCAGGGTCAGATTGGTAGCTTTCAGGTCTCCTTTACTGATGATGCTGGATCTGTGGCTCTTGGGGACACAGTGAGGTATCACGCATACGTATGGGACAATGTTACGACGGGAAACTCTACCCCCTGGCCTACTGGGACTTCAAAGACTGGAAATGCTGACAATCGGTTTGCGGAATACGATGTTGTAAGAATAGCGGTAAAGGGTGTTTCGTGGCCCGCCCAATATGGACCATCAGACACATCTTTTTTTGATACTATATTCTCCGAACTCAATTCGTCAAAGATTAGCAACTTCAACGTTTCATGTACAGACGACTTTGACAACACCAACGACCCCAACGAGCTTGACCTAGACTTTGTTTGGACTGGAATAGCAGATGGTGACTACTTGTATTGGTTTATACCTGCCTTCTTCTTTACCGATCAGTCTGGCATACAAGACATCACTGGATCTCCAGCTCTAAATGACTTCATTACGTTCACTATTGATGGATCCAACGCAGCAGCAATTAGCGACCTTACAGGCAATATATCCACCCCAATAGCTGGCGGAACAATAATTATTGCTACAGATGTTCAGCTTCAACCAAGGGGAGGCAGCAGTCTTGTAAATGGGTTTGCAGGTTTAGGGGATGTGATAGAATATATTGTTTTGAGGAGCGCTCAATCACAGACAGTTGCTCAGAACAATAAAATTTATAGAATAGCAAACACGTAAAGAATGCCTGGATTTGGAGAACCAGTACAGAACAACCTTCCAGCTCTTTCGGGTCTTATCCTTGACCTTGAGGTAGCTCAGGTAAAAGGTGTTGGTGTTTTCGATAATATTGACGGAAGAAACTCCCTTAATGGTGGAGGAAAGATAGCGACCTCTAGGTGCTCTGGATTTATAGCCATAGTAAAAGACGACGGAAGCGGAAACGTAAGGGCATATCAATATATAGGGCCTGACGCTGGTAATGATTACGTCACAGATGAATACGTATCCGACGACGACTGGACAAACTTATCGTACTGGCAAGAGGTTGGCGGTGGCACTGGCACCCAGGGCCTCCCTGGTGATGATGGGATCACTTACACGCCTGTCGTTGGATCTGTTAGCGCTTCAGACCCTGGGTCTACACCAGTCGTTACTATTGGGGTCGCCACGACCAGCGCGACAGAAGGTGTAGCTACATTTAACTTTGTCCTCCCCAGAGGTGACGAAGGGCCACAAGGGGCACCAGGTGCCACTGGTAATGACGGAACTACGTTCACCCCAGTCATAAGTCAGGTGGACACCCTGAACCCAGGGTCTGCTGCAACGGCGTCTGTGAACGCGGCGAACGGTGAAGCCCAGTTCACGTTCGGAATCCCCGCTGGGTCAGTAGGTCCAGAGGGACCACAGGGGCCTCAAGGAACACAAGGTACTCAGGGCACTGCGGGAGAGAACGGAACTACGTTTACACCTGTTGCTGTAGCTAACACGCTTGAGCCAGGGTCAGCTGCTACAGCTACCGTCACGTCTAGTGAGGCCGAAGGTGTAGCTACATATACGTTTGGGATACCAAGGGGAGAGACTGGAGCGCAGGGGGCCACAGGTCCTGCGGGCAGCATATCAGAGCTCACCAATGTCGTCGACGACCCCGTAGCAAGCAGCTTCTTGTTTGCCCCTTCTGGTACTACGTATCTTACACCCCATTCTTTTACTGGGGCCACGGGAGTGGATATAGTTGTTTCTGGAACTGCAGTCACTACTGAACTTGACTTTAGTGAGCTACCTCAAGCTACGGCAAATGGCGGTAGTGCTCTATACGAAATACTTACTGAAAGTAATGGTGGCAGAGGAATTGAGATCGTTGCTTATGATGCTGACCAGGGTGAAGTTACAGTAAGTTACTACAACATATTGGCCAACCTAGCCAATCTAATTGTGGTTGACGCAGTAGAGAATGATCCTAACACCACGCTAAACGACTACGGCGGGACACTGGACCCAGCTGACGTAGATGGTGACGGAACCATTGGAGTTAACGACCTCCTTGAAGTACTGGCCCTCTTTGGAAATGACGCCATTGTCAACGGCCTGGTGGAGTTTAAGCCATTAAACAGCACTTCTATGTCTACAGCTGATCCTGTCCTCTATTCAATTCTTGATTTCGACGGAGTTTCTCCAGGCACAAAGGTTTACTTTCCTATTGACCAGGAGGGTGAGGGAGACAGCTTCTATGTCGAGAGCGGTAGTTTTGATATAAACATTTCTGGAACTGGACTGACAGATGGAACTGGATACGTCGAGTTCTTATCTGGGTCAGGCGGGTCTGCACCTATAAACGCAAATACAAACAAAAACGGCATTGCCCTTTTCGATTTTCGGATTTGGGCAAAAACTGAGTCGGGGGAGGCGGTTATAACTTCTGGTTTTGATTATGAATATCTTACGTCTTCAAACACCTCTATTGCTTCTGGATCCCATTCTGCTTCTTTCGACACCGTTAACGTAGATGGAATTAAAATAATACCTGATACTCAACAGGTTCTATCTCAGGCTTTTGTAGACCACATGGTCTCAACTCACGCATCAGATGGGTTTAGCTATTCTGCCGACGGGTCGCTAAATGTTCCTTCTACATTAGCAAAAATAAGAGTAAAGCCTTGGTTTTCTTGTAACTCTCAAGACGTTAGACTGTATACTGGAACCGACACCCAAATATCACTTACTTCCTTTGATTCAAATTCAAGGCTTTCCGTTAAGTTTTATCGAACATACGCAATTTAAATATGGCAACCAAAGTATTTAAAAGAAACAACCAAATAGTTGTTAGGCCATCCGCATCGGGAGATGAAACCTATCCTATTAATGGTGCTATATCTGCAACACAATTTGCAACCTCTGGAACGGCTGCTGAATACATAAACGTACAAGGGGTCGCGGGGGGCAAGGTGATCTCTGTTGCACACTACTCTAACATTGTTGACGAAAATGGAGCAACATATGGCACGAGTGCAACGGCAGTTGTATCAGCTCTGAATGATCTTTTTGACGACCCTACTGAAATAACCGATTTTGTAAAACCTGACACTAGTGCAGGAAAGTCTGAGACCACACAGTTTGTACACAACGGGGATATAACTCAGGGCGGAGCTGTAATCCTGAGTTCTTCAGGAGCCAAGGTCGGATACCAGGACGGTAGCTTTATAAACGTCACAGAGAACAACGTAGGTACGTATTCTTACGGGCAGATAGATTTGAAAGTCGATAACGGCGGGGGAACAGCAAACTCTGCTATCGAAATTATACAGGGGAGTACACTTCAATACCCCAACATTGACATCAACGGTCAGGTCGATTTTACCAAGACGGTTCGATTTGATGATGATGTAAGCTTTACTGACCCTGCTGGTACTGTCACATTCTCTGGAAATACCTCTGGTATTGACTACAACGATCTAGACAACCTCCCCTCTGGTGGTGGGCCAACAGGTCCTACGGGTCCGACTGGACCCACGGGTCCTGCTGGTGCGGACGGGACTAACGGTACAGATGGTGCAATAGGTCCCACGGGACCTACAGGCCCTGCTGGAAGTGACGGCACAAACGGTACAGATGGCGCTACAGGACCTACGGGTCCGACTGGTCCAGCGGGGGCCGATGGCACGGATGGTACAAATGGTACTGACGGAGCCACAGGTCCTACAGGCCCAACTGGACCCGCAGGATCGGACGGTACGAATGGCACAAACGGTACTGACGGGGCTACGGGACCTACGGGACCTACAGGACCAGCAGGGTCTGATGGTACAGACGGAACCAATGGTACTGACGGAGCTACAGGACCCACTGGTCCAACTGGCCCTGCAGGAGCTGACGGTACGAACGGCACAAACGGGACAGACGGAGCTACGGGTCCGACTGGACCCACGGGTCCTGCTGGAAGTGATGGTACAAATGGAACGAATGGTACTGATGGAGCCACTGGACCTACTGGACCCACTGGGCCTGCAGGTAGCGATGGAACCAATGGCACTAATGGTGCTGATGGTGCTACGGGGCCAACAGGACCAACAGGGCCAACGGGACCTGCTGGAAGTGACGGAACGGATGGTACAAACG